GGCATCCGTTAAAACACGTTGTAGATCCTGTTCATCCCAAGCCAAGATGGGTCTCCATTGAAATATGTTGACTCATTGCAATAAATTTCAGCGGAAACGCCGAACAACTATTGCGACACTCATTTTCCTCGACGGCGCAAAGAGAAACTGGTGGACTGGAGTGTGGTGAAGGTTTTTGATAGAGCGCTTGTACGCTAGTCACTTCACATTTGGGCATTAATCCACAAAATCCGAAATGTTACACATTACGAAATCTATGAGTAATGCACCAAAAGTAGAGTGAACAATGTGCATACCTAAAAATGTCAGGTAAAGCGAGAAACAGCCGGTTTTGCATTACCCGATGCCATTACGTACATTAGCCCGATACTTTTAGGTTAGAGCGTTTTCAAGCCATGCCGATATTGTCCGATTTAGGCGGCGACGACGGCAACGGAATTTGACATAATATAAAACAAGCCACTTAGACCGCAGGTAGCAATAAAGAGAAGTAGGTCAGTTTGTACAAAACCCATTTGCAACTTGAAATTTCGCGCCTTGTGGCTTCGCTCTTCGGCCACCAATACTTCAAACGCTTCTCCCGGCTCTATCCCCGCCTCGGTAGCGATCTTCAATGCAGTCTCGTAGTCAGGCATTGATTGCCCCTTGACATACCTATCTAAGGTCCGCTGCTGCAATCCCCATGCCTTCGCAAGCGAGTTCACTGAGCGGCCTTTCATGGCCCTATCAATCATTTCTGCGTAATTCATAGTTATTTCCAATCGGCAAGTTAGACAATTTAGGCTAATATACTTCTTAAGACAAAGATGTCTAACGGCTTGCCAACTTTGTCTAAGTAAACGATAGCACAGAGGGTGCCCATTGGGTACTTGTTTACCGTGACTTGTAACGTTAATTATGCCGCGCTAGGTCAACAGCACACGTGCTGCCCGTTTGCCCATTACTACGGTTTGGGAGCGATATCTCGTGACTTGTGACCGCTGTGTTCGTCGTCTCCTTCGCTTACGCCCGGTAGGGTAGTAACTAAAACTTAATATTATTTCAAGGCAAGTCATGAAAGTCCGCGATTTATTGGAGCTGCTGAGCAAATGCGATCCAGACGGCACGGTTTCGTTCACGTTGCCGACGGATGTGGTTGATGGCACTGAGTTCGGCGACGGCACCAGCTACGTCTATGTGCCGTTGGTGCAAGCGCTCTGGAGTACCAAGGCAATGGAAGCTGGCGCGGCTGCGGATCATGTCCAGTTCGAAATTCCGACGTTGAATAAACGTGACAAGTAACGAAAAATATTTGCGCTGATTTGCGCTGACCTATCGCTCTAGAGGGCGAACACTTTGAGGATACAAAATGAAATCCAAGATTGAAGTCATTCACGTTATGCAGGTTGCTGGCACGTCGAAGAAGACCGGCAACGATTACGACATCCGCAACGCGCAGTGCGTCATTCGTGATCCCGATCCGGCTACCGGCGATGTCAAGCCGAAGATTGGCGTCTTGTCTCTTCCTGCGCGCTACAAGGAATTGCCGAAGGGGGTGTACATGGTCGAGTTCGATGCTGCCGTTGGTCAAAACGGTCGTGTGGTTTCCGAAGTGGCCGATGTCAAACAGTGGGACGGTGCCGCAAGCGACGGGCCAGCGCGCAAGGTGGTCGTTGAGATTTTGAGCGTCACACAGCGTCAAGGCTTTTCGAAAAAATCGCTCAAAGATTACGACATGCTTTTCGCCGATTGCATCGTGCATAAGGCGGATCGTGAAAGCGGTGAGGTTGTCCAGCTCGTCGGCGAACTGTTGGTGCCGGATCGCTACAAAGACATTCAGCCAGGACTGTACGAAGTCGAGTTCGAGATCGCCATCGACAAAGACAAGCGTATCGGCGGGCGCGTCGCTCACATGACGCCTAAGAGCGTCGCTGCCGCGAAGCCTGCCGCTCCAGTCGCTCCCGTCACGCCCGCTGCTCCCGTGGCTCCTGCCGCCTCCGCTGGCGGTAAGTCGAACGAAGCAAAGGGCGCTGATACGAAGGCGAACGCCTAACTATGCCGGTCTGCGTCTTCGAGGCTCAATTGACTGGACCGGCGGTGAGGGTCAACGGCGTCGCCGGTCTGGTGCTTGCGAAAAGCGGCACGCTGAACAACTCGGCGGCGTGTGACTTTGTGATGTTGACCAATGCGGAGTATGACCAGATTTATCACGCGGTCCTAGTCGGCTCTCCCGGCGTGCCTCAGCCTTTTGATCCTGTGCAAGGCGGCTCCTTTTTCTTCTTCGGTTTCGGTGTCGTTGTATTCGCGTATCTGCTCGGCTTTGTTGTCGCGGCGGTGCGCAAACCAATTCGTCAGGGCGGTTCCTGACGTTCGTTTCTGGGGCGTATCCCCGGTTTATTTGATGTGGAGTGTTTTATGAAAAATTTGCGTTTGCAAGTGACGGTTGCTGGTGTTGTTGCGTTGCCCCTGATCGCGTCGGCTGCTGGTGCCGCAACCATCAGCGATCTGTGGTCGTCGATTTCGTTCGTCGATACGATCGCCGCCGTGTTCGGCATTGGCGCGCTGGTCATCAGCGTCGATCTGGCGCAGCTCGGCTACCAGAAAGTGCGTCGTCTGGTGAAGGGCGCGAACTAATCGCTGTAACCAGTGATTGATCGGACAGGAGGGGGCTAGCTTCGGTTGTGCCCCCTTTTGTTTTTCTTAAGGGATGCGTTATGGATTCGTCGTGGTGGTATCTGGGTTTCTTTTTCCTCGGGGTGTTCTCCGGGTATGCATGTGTGCAAGGCTTCAGTGGGAGATAACAATGAATAATTTTCTTCGCCTGTTTTTGGTGCGCTGGATCGTGGCTTTGCTGATGATGCCCGGGCTTTGCTTTGCGCTGTCGCCTTCGACAATGCAAAAGTCGATTTCCCTGCTGATTCAGAACAAAGCTATTCAGCGCGGGGCTGTCGCTGGCGGTGCCGGTGTAACCAGCACGTTGGGTGCTATTGGCGCTGATGTTGTTGGCACCGCTGCCGCTGCCGCCGTGGTCACTGCTGCCGGCGTTACGGCTCCCGCATGGATCACCGCCGCCGTCGTGATGGGCCTTGGGGCGCTCATCGGTGCTGGCGTCCTACTGGCCGTTGACGGCGCGTCTCAATGGTATTTTAATTCCGATGGGACTGTGAAGCTACAGACCGCTGGAGCCGTGGTTGTGGACTATTCGCAGATGGCGCGCCCGAATGATCCCGCGCTTGCCGCGTCTTGTACGCCGCAATTGACGTACAACTGGTGTGATCAAACTCACCAGTTCACTTCCTGCGCTTATCCGGGTAGTTTTAATCCGACACTTCCATGTAAGCCGGGTTATTCCGCCACCACGGCGTCGTCGTTTGGTGAAGCTATGCAGCAGTCCGGCTACTCGTATCAGACGAAGCCCGGCGACTCGACCACGCAAACGAAGTCGATTTCGGATGCTATTGACGCGTTGACGCCGCAAGAAAAAGCTAAGCCGCTCAATCCCCAGGTGCTGGCCGCAATCGCAAATGCGGCATGGGAACAGGCATCTTTAAAGCCGGGCTATATCGGCATGCCATACGACGCGGCCAATCCCATCACGGCGGCAGATGCAACGGCGCTTCAACAGACCAATCCTTCTTTCTATCCCACAGTATCGGATGCCGTTTCGCCGCAACCATCGACGTCCACTGATCCGGCTGAATCGCCTTGGGTGTTGCCCGTTACGACAGTCACGACGCCAGATACGGGTACCGATCCGGCCACTGATCCGAAACCCCAAAAGGTAGAAATCGATTGGGGCGTTTTCACGCCGCCGGGACTGGAGGAAACGCCGTCAATTGCTTCCATCATCGATCCACTACTTAACCTGTGGCCGACGTGGTCAAAATTCGCCTTTCCTCCGCACGCGTCTGAATGTCCTATGCCCACATACACGTTGCCTCACGGTGTGCTGAACGGTCAGGCGATTCACTTCACACAGATGTGTGATTTTCTTGAGATTAGTCACGTGCGCGAGGCTATGCAAGCGGCATTCACGGTTGCTTGGGCAATCATGATTGTCTTCATCGTCATGGGAGCTTGATATGGGTGCGTTGTTATCCGCTGCTGTAGGTTTTTTGGTTCGCTCGGTGCTGGTGAAGTTTTTGCTTTTCACCGCGATGTATTTCATCGTTTCGGCGGTATGCGGTTACCTCGTGTCGAAGTTGCCCGGCCCGTCTGATCTTAATTCGGCGCTGGCGTCGTGGTCGCCCGCAATGTGGTTCTTTGCGGATCTGACGATGTGGACACAATTCTTTCCGGCGGTGATCTCGGCGTACATTCTGCGCTTCGCCATCCGTCGTATTCCATTCTTCGGGTAAAGCCAATGGCGATCAACACGTATTGCGGTCTTATGGGGTCGGGAAAATCGTATGAGGTCGTGTCTTCCGTCGTTGTTCCTGCGGTCGCCGCTGGTCGCCGTGTCGTCTCCAATATTGCTGGTTTAAATAGTGATGCTGTTCGTGAATACTGTTCACGCAAATACAGCGTCGAGCTTGATTTACTTGGCTCCGTTGTTATCGTCACTGATGATCAAGTTCGTTCCGATAATTTTTTTCCTGCCGGTGTTGTCGCTTTGGAGGGCGCATCTGAATCTATCGTTCTTCCCGGCGATCTGGTCGCAATCGATGAGGCTTATAAGATTTGGGGCGGCGACTGCAAGATTCCTAATGCGCATAAAGTATTTTTCCGCGAGCATCGGCATTACACGCATCCGGAGACAGGCGTGTCTTGCGATCTTGTGTTGATGACTCAGGATATCGGCGACTTGCATCGTACGTTGAAGGTGGTTATCGGGAGTAGCTTCAAGACCCATAAGGCCAAAGGCGTCGGGCTCAATAATCTCTACACTATCACGATGTGGGAGGGTTGGAAGCAGGTTGCAAAGTACATCGTGAAGGATTGGACCAAGACCTATGACCCGGAGATTTTCCCGCTGTACAAAAGCTACTCCGGATCGAAGCAGGGTAGGGAGCTTAACGCGGATGCTCGGCAAAATATCTTTGATCGCCGGATGGCATACAAAATTGGAATACTCGTGTTGATTGTGTGTTTTGTCATGTGGCGCTTGTTTAATTTCTGGTGGGGGAAGACCCATCCGGCAGATGTTAAAGCTGTTGCTTCCGTGCCGACTGGTGCCGCATCCGTTCCGGCAACTGATGGCGTATCCGGTGCATCCGCTGCGCCGCCTCGCGGTGCTTATTCATCTGAGCTTCGCATTGTTGGCAGGATCGTCATTGACGGCATGCCGTTTGTGCTTGTTAGCGGCCCGTCTGGCACGCGTGCGGAATTTGCCTCTGGCTTCACCGG